AGCAACAGATCGGCTTTGTCCAATACACGATGCGCCGCTGGCTCGTGACCTGGGAGCAAGCGATCTGGCAGCAGTTCATCGAGGCCGAGCAGGCGTTCTACCCCGAGTTTAACGTCGATGGTCTGCTGCGTGGCGACCTGAAGACGCGCATGGACTCCTACGCGCTCGGCATTACGAACGGCGTGTATTCGGTGAACGACGTGCGCCGCAAGGAAAACGAATCACCCGTTCAGGGCGGCGACACCTACTGGCGGCAACTTAATCTCGCGCCGCTGACGCAGACCGAGGCCCCGCAGCCTCCGGCCGCGCCAGTGGTGGACGACAGCGACGACGACGAGGACGCGGTAGACGACACCACGGGGGCGGAGGGCATGGCATGAGCGAACGCACCCGGCTAGCGGTAGCCCTTGAAGTCCGCAACATCGACGACGACGCCCGCACGTTCGAGGGTTACGGCTCGGTGTTTGGCACGCTGGACAGCTACGCGGACACGGTGAAGCGTGGCGCGTTCAAGCGGTCCCTGAGGGAATGGAAGGGCAAGGGCCGGATGCCGGCCATGCTCTGGCAGCACAACCCCGACGAACCCGTGGGCGTGTGGACGGAGATGGCGGAAGACGAGACAGGCCTCGTGGTCAAGGGCAAGCTCTTGAGCACGGGCCGGGGACCGCAGGCATACGAGGCGCTGAAAGAGGGCGCGCTCTCTGGGCTGTCGATTGGCTTCGTGACGCGCAAGTCGCAGATTGACGACGAGTCGGGCGTGCGGACGCTGACCGACGTTGATCTGTGGGAGGTCTCGCTGGTGACGTTCCCGGCGAATGACCCGGCGCGTGTGACGTCGGTTCGGGCGGATGGGGACTTTCCGTCCGAACGTGAGTTCGAGCAGTGGTGCCGGCGGGATGCCGGTTTGTCGCGTGACGAGGCCAAGCGCGTGACGGCCATTTGCTTTAGGCGGCTTCTGCGGGACGCAGAGGCCACAGAATCAGACCCTTCAGACATTGCGGGACGCCATGTCGAGGGCAATCGTGAGGTGCTGGACGCGCTACGCGCCACCCTCGGGAGTGCCACACATGGACCCGGAAACGAAGAAGCTGGTCGATGAGATCGGCCGTGGATACACGGAGCTTCAGCAGACGCTGACGCAGAAGGCGGAGCAGGCGGCGGCGGGTGTCGTCGATCCGCTCGTCGAGATCAAGCTCAAGGCGTTGAGCGCCGACCTGGCCACCAAGGAAGCCAAGCGTGATGCGGCGGTTGCGGAACTCAAGTCCCGCGTCGATGCGCTCGCGTTCACTGGCCCCGCTACCAAGGACGACGGCCTGACGGTCGAGCAGCGCGAATACCGCGCCAAGCTGAACGCCTACATCCGTCGCGGCAACGAGGACGGTCTCCGCGCCCTCGAGCAGCGCGCCCTCTCGGTCGGCCACGACCCGGATGGCGGCTACACGGTGGAAGCCGACAAGAACGGCCGCATCGTCTCGCGCATCTACGAGACGAGCCCGATGCGCCAGGAAGCGTCGCAGATCACCATCTCGACCGATGCCCTCGAAGGGCTGATCGACAACGGCGAAGCCGCCGCGTCGTGGGTCGGTGAGACCGCCACCCGTGGCGAGACCAACACGCCGCAGCTCGGCCAGTGGCGCATCGTCGTCCACGAGCTGTTTGCGAAGCCGCGCGCGACGCAGAAGCTCCTCGACGACTCCAGCGTGGACATCGAGGCGTGGCTGCTCGGCAAGATTGCCGACCAGTTCAGCCGCTCGGAGAACACCGCGTTCGTCACGGGCATCGGCGTCGCCCGTCCGCGTGGGTTCGCCAGCTACTCCACCGCCGCGACGGCTGACGCCTCGCGCACCTGGGGCGTGTTCGAGCACGTCGCCTCGGGCAGCTCGGGCAGCTTCGGCACCGACCCGAACGGCGTGGAAAAGCTCATCACGCTCCAGCACAAGCTCAACCCCGCCTACAACGGCAACGCGAAGTGGTTCATGAACCGCGCCACGCTGGCGGAAGTGCGGACCCTGACCGACGCGTCGAGCGCCGGCAAGTTCGTGTTCGTGCCGGACTTCTCGGGCGCCACGCCGGGCAGCATCCTCGGCCGTCCCATCGTCCTCTTCGAGGACATGGCGACCTACACCACCGCCAGCTCGCTCGCGGTCGCCTATGGCGACATGCGCGAGACCTACCAGATCGTCGACCGCGTTGGTATCCGCACGCTGCGCGATCCCTACTCGGCCAAGCCCTACGTGGAGTTCTACAGCACGAAGCGCGTGGGCGGCGACGTGGTGAACTTCAACGCGCTGAAGTTCATGCAGTTCGCCTAAGAGGAGACCAGACACCATGCGTGACATGACGAAGAACGTGCAGGCCAAGCGGGTGCTCTCGCCCGTGTCCGTGGCCGACAACACCGCTCAGGTGGGGCAGGTGATTGACCATCAGGGCTACAACGGGGCGCTCTACACCATCCTGATCGGCTCCGTGGCCGACGCGGACGCCACCTTCACCGTCCTGCTCGAAGAGTCGGACGCCAGCGGCAGCGGCTACGCAGCGGTGGCTGATGCGGACATGAACTCGCAGGGCGCCAACGCGGCGGAAACCGATGCGGCGTTCCAGTTCGACGACGACAACGAAGTGCGGAAGATCGGCTACATCGGCCAGAAGCGCTACACGCGTCTGACCATCACGCCGGCCTCCAACGCATCGGCGGCGGTGCTCGCGGCGGTCTGCCATCTCGGCTACCCGTCGATCAAGGCCGTCACGCAGGCGGCTAGCTAGTCCGATGACCGTTTCGATCCTCCGCCCGCTCGAATACTCGGATGCGGGCCGCGTTCGGATGCTCTACGCCGGGGAGGCACATGACCTCCCCGACGTGGTGGCGTGCGGACTGATTCACGATGGCGCGGCGGTGCTCCTGATGGAGCCCGCTGCGCGTGCTGTGGCGGCGGTCGTGCCGCCTGAGTCTGGGAGACGCCGGAGGCGTGCATGAGGGGCCTGACGCGGGACACGCTGCGCGCTCTGCACTACACGCTCAAGACGCCCCCGGCGATTGAGCCGGTCGATCTGGCGCTGGCGAAAGTGCAGTGCCGCATCGAGCCGGACGTGGTGGATGAGGACGGCGTGCTGTCGGCTTACATCGCGGCGGCGCGGGCGTGGGTCGAAACCTACACCGGGCGCGGCCTGATGACGCAGACGTGGCAAGTCAGCCTCTATGACTTCCCGTCGCGGGTGTGGTTGCCGTATGCGGCCCCGTTGGCGTCGGTGGTGGCGGTGCGCTACTACGACACGGCGAACACGCTGCAAACGCTGTCATCGTCGGTCTACACCACGGCGGCATTCTCCGAGCCCGCGTGCCTGACGCTCGTGGACGGGCAGACGTGGCCCTCGGTCTACGTGCGCGATGACGCGGTGCAGATCGAATACACGGTCGGCGTGTCGGACGTGGCGAACGTGCCGCCCGCGCTCGTGCAGGCGGTGCAGATGCTCGTCGGGCACTGGTATGTGAACCGCGAAGACGTCGTCACTGGCACCATTTCGACACAGATCCCGATGGCGGCTGAGGCGCTGTGCGCGCATCACCGGCTCCGCGTGCGAGAGCCGCAATGGTAAGGGCGGGCGTCCTGCGTGAGCGACTGACCATCCAGTCGGCCACGGGTGTCTCTGACGGACAGGGCGGCACCACGACCGTCACGCCCACAACCGTGGCGACCGTGCGCGGAGAACTCATCGTGCGAGGCGCGACGGAGTTGCTGCAGGCCGAGTCGGTCGGCTCACAGGCGCGGTATCAATTCCGCGTTCGCGTCCGTGCGGGCATCAACGCGGGCCAGACGGTGGTCTGGTCGCCGCAGTGGCCCGCGCACATGCCCGCCGTGACGTTGCAGATTCTCGGCGTGCAGCCGGAACCGGATCGCCAAGGGATGCTGCTGACGTGCGGGGTGGTCCAGTAATGGCTTACCTTTCGCTTTCTCCACTCTCCACCGCGCTCTATGCGCTGCTTAACGTGGCGGGCCTGAATGCGCTGGTGAGTTCGCGCATCTATGACGACATCCCGCGCAACCCGACGTATCCGCTTGTGTGGTTCGAGGTGCAGGAGCCGCGTGACCTGCGTGGGTTCGGCACGGGCGGGATGCCGGAAGTGAATATCCGCGTCCATGCGCTGACGCAATACCAGGGCGAGAAGCAGGGACAGGACATCCTCGCCAAAGTCATCGAGCTACTGAAAGACAAGACGCTCACGGTGACGGGGTATCAGCAGGCCGGTCAGGTGTTCTACGACGAGACCGTGGTGCTGAAGGACCAAGAGATCGAAGGCGTGAAGGTGCAGGAGAACGTGGCGATCTTCCGCACGTATCTGAACGAGGCGTGATGGAGACCGCTGTGATTCTCACCGATGCCGTCAAGACGCTGCCCACGGATGGGCGCTGCCCGAAGTGCCGGGCCGATGAGTCCCGCCGCGTGGCGCTGGGGCTGGCGGGCCTGCGTGAAGCGTGCGGCCAGTGTGGATATGAGTTCCCGGAGGAAGCCCGTGGCTAAACGTTCGATGGTGCGTCCCGGTGCGGAGAAGTTCGTCGCGGTGACGCGTGGCTTTGCGTATCCGTGCGGCGCGGACCTCGCCGCGGTGCGCGAGGCGGGCGGGTTCTCCAGTCTGCCCGAAGACATGCGCGCCAAGATTCGGTTCAAGACCGTGCGTCCCGGCGAGGACTGCAGCGACATGCCCGCCGAATCACTCGCGCACTACCTCGAGCGCGGCGACGTCGCCCGCGTGGAAGCGGCAGAGGAGTAACGCATGGCGTTGTATGGCGGTCAGGACGTCGGGTTCTTGCTGGTGAGTGGGCGGTCGATGCTGCCCTCCAAGCCGCAGGGGCTCATGGAGTCCGTTGAGGCGATGCAGGAGGACACCTCCGGCCTCGGGGACGTGTGGGGCGAAGTCACGCCCACGGGCATGAAGCGCGCCGAGCTCTCGCAGGATGGCGCGTTCTACAACGAGGGCACGAACTCCTCGCACGAGACGCTGCGCGACGCGCAGACCACGAGCCGTGTCGTGTGCCTCGGTGTGGAAGGCAACACCATCGGCAAGCGGTTCGTCGGTTACGCCGGGGCCTACGCGCACAAATACGACGTGCTGGCGAAGGTCGGCGGGCTGACGAAAGCCAACGTGGAATACACCATCAACGGCGCGAGGGATGAGGGCATCATCCTGCAGTCGCTGGCGGCACAGACGGCCGACTGGAACACGGAAGGCGCGAGCAACACCGACTACACGCTCGACCCCGCGCAGCGCGTGATTCCGATCACGTCCAACAGTATCGCCAATCCCACGGTGGTCACGACGCCCATCCCGCACGGGCTGACCACGGGCGACATCATTCTCGTGTCCGGCGTGGCGTCGTCGAGCCCGACCATCAACGGGTCGCGGACGGTCACGGTCATTACGGCCACGACGTTCTCGGTGCCGGTCAACGTCACGGTCGCCGGCACGGGCGGCTCGTTCGTGAGGGCGAACTCCACGGGCGGCGGCATTGCGTTCCAGCAGGTGACGGCCTACTCGGGGTTCACCGGCTACGTCGGCAAGGTGCGCGACTCGGCAGACGACATCACCTATGCCGACCTGGCGACGTTCGCCAACGTGACCAGCGCGCCCTCGGCGGAAGCGGTCACGGTCGCCGGCACGGTGGATCGGTATCTCGCCGCGGACGGCAACGTCACCGGCTCTGGCTCAATCACGGTCTTTATCGGTTTCTCGAGGAGATAGCTATGGCGCTGTTCGGTTCCACCTCAGTCACGATCACCTACGACGACGCCCCCGGCGGCACTGGCCGTGCGCTCACGAACTTCGTGACCGAGATGGGCGGCATTTCCATCGAGGCGTTGCAGGCCGATACGTCGGCTTTCTCGGACGTCTGGGGCGAGTCCACGCCCACGGGCTTCAAGACCGTGGATGAAGTCTCGATCAAAGGCTTCTACGATGACACGTCCACGACTGGCCCGCACGTCGTATTCCGCGAGGTGGACGACGCCCCGAGCGATGCGACACGCACGCTCGTGGTGGTGTTCGGCGGCACGAACGGCACCTTCACCATTGAGACGCGGCTCAAGAAGTATTCGGTGATGCCCAAGGTGAAGGGCCTGACGGAATACGAGGCCATCGTGGTCCCGACCGGCTCGGGTGCGTGGTCGTAACCGATGTTTGCATCGAAGACGACACGCACGGTCCCGCTGCCGAGTGACCCGTCGATCACGGTCACGATCGGTAAGCTCTCGTGGTTACAGCGGCAGGATGCCCGCAGCGTCTCTCAGCGTGCCTCGATGAAGGCGCTCGCGGAGATGGGCGGGCCGTCCGCGCTCAAGGCGTTCCAGGCAGACGCGCCCGCGAACGCGGAACCCGTTGCGCCTGACCCGTTCCTTCTACACGACACGCTCACCGTGCTCGTGTGCGGCGTGAAGTCGTGGAGCGCGCCTGAGCCGGTCAACAAGGACACGCTGGCCGACCTTGGCGAAGACGACGCGGAGGGACTGGCGCGGGCGATTCTCGATCTGTCTTTGCCGTCGCCCACGCTGGACGCTGACCGAAAAAACGCCGAGTAGCCCTGCACCGTTACCTCGCGGGTGCAGGGGATGAGCCGATCCTCGATCAGTGGCTCATTTCGTTGACATGCGAGGCGTTCGGGTGCCGCCCCTCTGAGGCGGAGACCGAACTTGACGAGAACGCCGAGATGGTGTTCGACATTCTCGATTTGCGGAACTACCGGGATGCTTACTACCGGAACAAGCAGATCGAAGCGTTGCCCGACCTGAAGGCGCGCAACAAGGCGCGGGCGGGGGATGAGGCCGTGGCGGAAGTCGTCCGCACGGAGTTCAAGCTACGGCAGCAGGAGATCGAGCGTGACGGTCACGACTGAGATCGAGCACGACAGCATCACCAGCGCGTTCGCTCGTCTGGGCGATGCGGCTAACGCCGTGTTGTCCGACCTCGCCCGCGAAACGGCGCACACGCTCCAGCGCGAGATGCAGGGGCGTCTCCGGCGTCAGACGTCCGGCACTGGGCAGACGGCCGACGCCATCAGCGTCGAGAAGTCGGACGACGGGTTCTATCGTGTGACGTCGGGGAACATGGGATCGCGTGCGGCGAACCTGCCGATCTGGCTGGAGTTCGGGACGAAGCACATGACGGCGCGGCCCTACTTCTACGGCGCGATTGCGCTCGAACAGGGCACCTACCTGCGGCGCGTGGAAGACACCTTGCAGCAGGCCATCGACGGATTGGGGGACTAGATGGCGCAGCCCTCAATGACCGTCCGCATCGCCGCGAATATCGCGGAGTTGCGGAAGAACATGTCCGAAGGCCGCGACCAGATCGAAGCGACCCGCGCCGGGTTTCAGAAGCTCGCCACGTCGTTCCAGGGCGACAAGATCATTCAGGCCGCGCACAACGCGGCGGCGGCGGTCACGCAGATTGGCGGCGCGTCGCGGCTGACCGAGGCCGAACAGGCCCGCGTGAACCGCACCGTCGAGGCCGCGCTGGCGAAGTATGCCGCGCTCGGGCGTGAGGCTCCGCAGGCGCTGAAAGACTTGGCCGAGCAGACCGCCAAGGCCGAGCAGAAAACGTCGTTCCTCTCGACGGCGGCTGGCAAGCTCGTGGCCGCGTTCTCGGCGGCGGCGATTGCCAACGTCGCCAACAAAGTGCTCGACCTCACCGGCAAGCTGACCGACCTGAGCGGCAAGACAGGTATCAGCACGACCGGCCTGCAAGTCCTCAGCTACACGCTCGGCCAGTCCGGCGTGTCGATGGAGCAGGCGGCGAGCGCGGCGGTCAAGATGTCGCGGGGCCTCGTGGATGGCGACAAGGGCGCGGCCGATGCCGTGGCAAAGCTCGGCCTGAACGTGGACGCGCTGATTGCCTCCGGGCCGGAGCAGGCGTTTCTCTCGATCGGCTCGGCCATTGCGGGCGTCCCAGACCCGATGCAGCGTGCGGCGCTGGCGGTGGATATCTTCGGCAAGGCGGGCGCGGACCTCCTACCGGGCTTCACCACGAACATGGCAGCGCTGGGTAACGAGGCGCAGCGCAGCGGGGCCATCATCTCGGCGGACCTCGTAGCGGCGGGCGATGCGGCGGGCGACTCGATGGCGCGCTTGCAGGCGGCGGGGCTGGCGGTCATTGCCAACGTGTTTCTACCGATGGCGCCTGGTATCGAGGCGGTCGCCAACTGGCTCGGTCAGGCGCTTACGACGGCGCTCGACCTCGCTCGCGGCGGCGTGGATGCCCTCGTGATCAAGGGCATGGAGATGGAAATCTGGCTCCGCGAGATGGCGCTCTCGATTGCCGAGACGGTGAAGGCGGTGCCGGGGCTCGGCAGCGTGTTCGGGAAGACCTCGGAGGACATCGAGGGGATGCGCCGATCGGTGCAGGAGTCGAAGGACGCGCTGAAGATTTACACGACGGAAGCCGCGAAGCCCGCAGAGACCGCCGTGGTTGCGATGACGGCGGCGCATGTCGCGGCGGCTCCTGCGGTCAAGGCCACGACGGTCGCGCATGTGGAAGCATCCACGGCGGCGCAGAAGCACGGGTTCGACCTGCAATCGCTGGCCGGATGGGAAATCAAGGCCACGGCGGAAACGGCGCGTCTCGCCGCTGAACAGAAGCGGGCCGCGCAGGCGGGCCTTGAGATGTTCATCTCACTGAGCAAGATCACGACGGAGTTGCAGTCTCAGACCCCGCTCATCTCCACGGCGAGCAATCAGTGGGTCGGCTTCGCGGGCTCGGTGCAGCAGAACACGACGGCGGCGAGCACGAGCACGGGCGGCTTCTTCGACAAGCTTAAAGGGCTTTTTGGCGGCGGCGGGGAAGGCGGCGGCGGCAAGATGTCGCAGCTCCTCAACACGGTCGGGCCGCAGTTCGCGGGCGCGTTCCTTGGGCCGGGATCGGCGGGCGACAAGATGAAGGCGTTCGCCACGCAGGCGGCGGGCACGCTCATGGGGATGATCCCCGGCGTGGGTCCGTGGCTCCAGCAGTTCTCCGGGCCGATCATCGAGGGCCTGACGAAGCTTGCCGGCAAGGCGAAAGACCTCCTGTCGGGCATCTTCGGCGGGCCGTCTGCGACCGAGCGCGAACAGCGCACGCTGGTCAAGACGTTCGAGGAAGACCTCGCCTCGGCCCTGACCGAGCAGCAGAAGCTCGAGGCGGGCGGCGAGTCATGGAAGGCGACGGTCATCCGCATCCGTGATGCCTACATCGCGCAGGGGCGGTCGGCGGCGGAAGCGGAAGCCGACGCCAAGCGCCTGTGGGAATCGTCCACGAAGGGCGCGGGTGCCACGGCGGAAGTGATCGCCGACATCAAGCGGAAGATGGACCAGGCCGCGGACGCGGGCGTCAACTTCGCGACTCGTGTGGGCGCTGCGATCGACGGCATCCCGCGTGACGTGGACGTGGATGTGAACTTCCGCCGCAACGGTGAAGAGCGGGCCTACGCGGACACGCCCGGTTTCGCGACAGGTTCTGGCGGTATCAGAGATTTCGGCAAGGGCACGCTGGCCGTGCTGCACGGTCGCGAGCGCGTGCAGACGGAAGCGCAGATGAAGGCGGAACAGCGAGGCGGAAGTGGTGGCGGCGGAGTGTCGGTGCATGTGGACGCTCGGGGTGCGCTGCTTAACGATTACCAGAGCCAGCAAACGCTGGCCGACATCGTTGGCGACGCAGTGATGCAGCGGCTCGGATTGCGCCAGTCCATCGGCGTGGCGGGGGCGTTCTAGTGGCCTACGAGGCGCGCTCCGACGTGTGTCGGTCAGCCGTGACCTACTCCGGCCTGAGTTCGCGCACGTTCGGCCTGACGATTGGCGGCGTCAACCGTCTCGAGGATGCGCGGCAGTCGGTCAACTTCACGCTGACCAAGAAGCTCGACAGCACGTCGTCTCTGGCCATGCGGCTCGGCGGCACGCGGCCGGCCGAAGGGGCCGACATCATCCTGACGCTTGGCGGTGAGTTGCTGTTCGGCGGCACGGTGCAGCGTGTGCAGTCCGAGCAGAAAGGCCCGCTCCTGATGGAGTGGGACATCGCCGCCACGGATTGGTGGTGGTTGCTGAGCCGCTACGCCTACGTCACGGGTCGATTCGCGGGCGGCGTCAACTCCGTGGTCGGGCGGATCTTGCACACCTACACGGACGGTGGATTCTTGCCTGGGTATCTACCACAGTCGCTTGGAAACGTGGACCTGACGTTTGATGGCGTGAGTGTGGGCGACGCGCTGAAGCGAATCGCGAAAGGCGCGAACGCCGGCTCCGGCGCGTTCTTGCGTCTTACGCCGTTCAAGCGTGTGGATATTGCGACGTCATTCCCGGATGGTGTGTCGCTGGCGCTGAGTGACGGGGCGAACCGCCAGCGCGTGGTGACAGAACGCATTCTCGACCAAGTGCGGACGCGGGTGATTGCGCTGGGCGCAGCCACGGGCGTCACCGCGAACGTGTCGTCTACCGCCACCACGCTGCCCATCGAAGAGTGCGGCCTGTTCGCCTCAAGCGGCACCGTGTGGGTGGACGGCATGGGAGCCGTGACGTTTAGCGGGCGCTCGGTGGCGGCCGGGCCGGGCGAGTTGACCGGCGTGTCTGGGCTCGTGGCCGACGTGCCGCAAGGTGGCGCGGTG